GCGGGTCGGGCCAACCGCCGTACGGCCTGCAAGACCATGGACAACAACCGGTAGATGGCCGAGCCATACTGCTCGCGCAGCTTGTCCGCCGTCTCCAACATCGATGAGTAGTTGGTCGCCACCTCTTCCTCGGTCCGCGCCGGCCCCTGGAAGTTTACGTCCAAGACGCACTGCGCGACCTCTAGGGCGAGCTTGCGCAGCTTCTCGGCCAGCTCCAGCGCGGCCTTCGGTCCCATCCCGGTAATCTCCAGGTAGGACATGGTCCCGCCCCGTTCGAGCCAGACGGCGTTATTCGAGCCCTTGCGCAGCCCATCCTCGAATCCTTCTTGGTCGCTCGTGATCACCGGCGTCGGGTCGCATGAGCCTATGGTCCCGCGGTATGCCTGAGCGTGCAGCGCGTCTATCGCCTCGATCATGTCGTACACGCCCTCACAGTCGGACCAGCCGTCTTCGTCGCCCTGCACCTCGTGGTTCTGGACCCAGACGACCGGGCAGAAGCCGAAACCGTGTTGCGTGCGCGTCCGGCGATACTTCGGATCGTCCCAATCGGGCTCCTCGTCCTTTTCGGCGGGCACCGCTGGCCATACCGTATCGAACTGCTGGTCGATGATTCGCCGATACCAAAAATCGCCTTCGGTCCACGCCCCGGTCTTCGGATCGCGCACTTCCCGCGGGTACATGTAGCGCTTCTCGATCGAGCGCAGAACGCCCTGCTCCTCATCCTCGAACTCGGGGGTCAGCCAGCGTGGGTCGAACACCTCGACCATCGGCCGGCCGCCCACGAACTTGAAGCCGACGGCCACGCTGCCCATGGCCCCGCCGTAAGTCCGGGCCAGCATCCACCTCGACCAGAATCGGGTTTCCGTGACGAACGCGTTGAGCCAGTCCTCGGTCAGCGCATCGTCGCGCACCCTGAGTTTAGGCGCCCGCTTCTCGCCGAACAGAAGGCCGGTAAACCGATTGACGATAACGCGCGCCATGTAGTAGGGCGCCGTGGGCTTGCGGAACTTGAGGGGCAGCGATTGCCCGGCGTCGAAATAACCGGGGGGGATCGTGGCAGAGCGCGCAACGACCTCGGTCTCCAGGTGGTCGAGGTTTTCCTTCCCGTCCCAGTCACAGCGCCGGTTGCCGTAGTGCTGGCACGTGTAGAAGCCCCAGAAGTAGTTGAGATCCATCTGCCGCGTGTTCATCCCACCGCCGCCCGGCCGCTCGGTCTCGTCCATCGAGTCGGTAACCGGATTGGCGTACAACATCTTCCGCCCGCCGCTGTCGTATGTGCTTCCGCTGCTCATCGTCTCACCTGCTCATCGTATCGAGTTGGAAAGATTTCGCTTTTGTCCTCGCCATAGCCATTCGCGCGCCCTCGCGGGCAAACCAGGAGGCCATCAATCGATCTCCAGTATGCGCCCGCGGATCGTAATAAACAAGCTCACTGATCCACTTGTCAACCTCCGGATGGCATACGCCCCGTACGTTCGGGATTATCCATTTGGAGTTCGACATCTCGACGCCGATCGACTCAACGCCGAACTCCGGATGGTGCTTACTGCCCGTCGTGGTAAAAGACACTACGGGCACGGCCGATAGTTTCCGCGTAAACTGCGATATATATTCCTGTGCCGCGTTGCTCTCGACGACGACGATGCAGTGGTATCGCGCGTGTACGTCGATTATCCGGTTCACGATATCCGGCCCGTGCCAGCGGCCAGCCTCTATGTTCAGCAACTCGCGTGTCTCGTCCGGATGCACGGCGATGGTGAACAAGACGGTCTCGGCCGATGTTTCCTTTTCGCTTACCGCTAGGTCTACGCCCGTGTAGATCCGATAGCCGTCGGGGACCGAGGATAGCGCGTAGGTCATGGTCTTGCCATCTCCGCGCTCCATGCACAGCTTTATCCACTCGGGCTTGAACCGCGCTTCGCCGTCTCTAATGCACCGGCAAAGCATCTGCCGATCGAACTCCAAGGGTCCGAGTTCTACGCGCTTTTTCTGTATGCGCTCGGCCGGCCATTGTTCGAGCCAAGTGGATTTTCCCTCGGCGTCCACCACGGGCGAGATCACCGAATAAAATAAAGGATTGGCGGCCAGCATGTGCAGCAGATCCTCATCGTGCCACATCATGCCCACCGCCCAGATCCGCGACTCTTCGGTCAACCGGCCGGGTACGGTACGAATATACCACTCGTTCGTGCCCTCCCGCATGTTCTGCGAGTACGTGGACTCATGGTCCAGGATATCGTCGAGGATAAGCAGATCGATGCGCGAGCCTAAGATGTTACCGTGTACTCCGCAGGTCTGAAAGCTCGGATCTTTCGACAGAGTATCGCGCGCCACCGTAAAACTGTGCGCGGTCCAACTCGAATCGGGATCGGGCTTTAGATCGGGGAAGACCGCGTGTAGTTCCGGGCTCGACGTTATGTACTTGCCGACCAGAGAGCCGATCTTTAGTGCCATCCCGTCCGTATTACTTACACACGCTATCCTAAGTCGAGGATTGCGCCCCAGCTCCCAGAGCACGCGGCCGACCGATAGTTGTGACGTTTTGGCGGCCTCTACATGAGCCCAGACGACTACGCGGTCGTGTTCGTTCAATATCCGGTGCCACTGCTCGTGGTTCTCGCTGTTGTGGATAGTCCGCGCCGTCTTCTCGTCGCGCAACACATACTCGCAGAACGTCGCGGGATTCGTCCGCGCCTTGGTAATCAGGTAGCGCTCTAACTGCGCCAGCCCCTCAATCCGTTCCTTTAGTGCGGCCGCGCTATCCGCCTTGCTCTTCGGAGACTCGCCACTGTTGCCCGCCGATTCCATTGCTCGTCATTCTAGTTGGCCGAGCCGTTGCTCTTACCGTTGTCGCCAGCGGGTAGCGCGGCGACCACCGTAGCCTCAAGCTCTCGCATTTTCGCTCTCTGCACGTATTCGGCTGCACGATGCTCCGCCGCCTCAAGCTCGGGGGGCGTCATCTCCACCGTAGCGTTTATCGTGACTATCGGCCCGCCGTCCTTTCCCGTGTGCTCGGTCCTTATCACGTCGCCGAATCGCTCGGGATCGTACTTCTTGAGCATGAAGATCATCATGGTATCCGACTGCTCGTAGCCTCGGCTAATGCCGCGGTCGGCATAACTCTGTATGCCGTGCCTCCATGCGCGCGCCCATTTCGCAGCAAACTTCGGATCGCTTTCCTTCAGCGCGTATGGAGCATCCCGGCCGACGTTGGCCAGCTTGCAGGCGCGCGTAATGTTCGGCAGGTCAGCAAGTGCATCCAAAAACACCTGCTGCGCCTTCGGGTCTTGAGCGAACGCCCGACGGCACGGGAGGTCCTTGGCCTTCCCTCTTTTTTTTTCACGCGTCGTACCTGCTTCGCCCGCTTTTTCGACAGGCGCGGTTTCCTCTTTCGGCTCCGCCCCTTTGTCTTTTGCCGCCATCTTGTATCCTAACTATCGGTAATCGCTAGGGAAAGTACAGATCGCCTACACTGTGGGTTCAGACTTTCCAGACTTCCAGAAAAGCAATTGCAAAGGTCGTACATGGCTAAATCTTTCATACCCNGCTTTTCTCGAAGGATCTTGAAGCATACACCTCGTACATGCGCTTTTTCCTTGACACGCTGGCCGGAGTATTACTCCTATCAGTCTTGGATGGGCCTTGATAGTTTGCCATTTAAGATTCCTAGCGCTTTCTGAGTAAAATCCCAGTGACATATACCGAGTAGCGCAACTCGCTCAAGGTTCAGCGGATGCTTTCCCAAGCCTATCGAGATTACGACTCTTAACGCTTTGTCTCGTATCTCTGCCAACTTTAGAACGCTTTTGGGGTAGACGGTTTTATCCACCTCGAAGGCCGCGACGATTTCCTGCGTAGCCCCGAGACAGACGAGATCTAGTCTCTTCCTGCAAGCTGTAGGCATATATTCGGGTATCGGGAATAGATTGGCCTCTTTTGCTGCCTGAAAGAGAACGCCAATCACGTATTCGTGTAAAGTAGCCGCGCACCCACGCTGGATTTGTGAATCTGCCTTTCCCATAAATTCGTGATAGGCCACGACCTCCGAGCGCACACGCGCCCTAAATTCTTCAACGTCAATTCCCGTATAAAGCATTGCCTCTACTGCCTAATGTACTCCATTTCCTACGCTTTTGCACCCGGCCGCAGATAAGTACAGGATATTGTTAGGGTTTAGCCTCTATTTGTATCCTACAATTTTTATAGGCCCACCTACGTAGAGATCCGACCCAAAGTCCTTCAACCTCAGAGCCCGTAACGGTTTTAAACGTCGCGGTAATGTCATCGCCCGCGTAAACCCTCTTGATACCTTGATCCCGCTGCCATCGCTCGACAGCTCGCGCATAAGCCGCTCTTGCTTTTTGATATTCTTTTTCGTGCATCTTGCGGAC